AATGCCTCTACTACCCGCTTGGCGTACTTCCATCCTGGTGCGTCGCAGTCAGGAACCACTATAACAACAGCGCCTGCGAAGTATTGCGTTATGTCACTAGGCCAGTGCCCAGCACCAGCGTGGGACGTAGTGGCGATCGCACCTATGCTGACCAAGGCATCCGCTGCCTTCTCACCCTCCACCAGGTAGATGGCGCGGCCAGCTTCCCGAGCGTTGATAAGTTCCGGCAGGCGGTAAGGCACTATCCGCGCTCCGGTCATGCTGCCCTGGCGTCTGCCCGCGGCGTCCACCTTGTGGAGAGAGTACGTCTTACCTTTTTCAGAATTTACTTTGAACCGGCGCTTTACAAATAGGGTATCTCCTACCTCGTCCTTATACTCCCACTCCTGCTCCAGCGTTGGCATTGTCATCAATTCACCTTTGATTAACGCAAGACTGTACTCCTGGCGCTGGAGTGCTGGCAATAGGTTGCGTTCCCTGACAGCGTCGAATACAGAGTGTTGGTCGCATCCACCATGACAATGAAATAATAATTTTCCATTGTCTTCTTTGATGCTGAGACTCGGGTTCTTGTCACCGTTGCCGCGTCCGTGGCCAGCCACAGGGCAACTAGCCAGCCAGTTCCCGTTCACCTTCTTCGCGTTGCCCAGGGCTTTGGCTATTTCTTCTGTTGAGTCTTGCATATCGCTTCCACTTCTTGAATTCTTTTGCCAATCCATGCCATCACAGGCACGGCCATTGAGTTGCCCAGCGCCTTGTACCTCGGCCCGTCAGGGGTTGCCTTGCCCTTGCGTTGGATGTCGGTGTACTTGTCAGGGAACCCTTGCAGGCGCTCACACTCTACGGGAGTCAGGCGGCGTACTGCCATTGCTTGCGCCACACCTTGAGTTGCCCAAGTGTCAATTGTGTAAGCAATCGGTTGCATTGGCACGAGTATTGCGCCATCGCCATCGCCATCGCCATCGCTTGACGGCCCTTTATGGTCACGCGCTTTCAACGCTGGGCACACTTCCGAATGCATGATTGGCATCAAATGCCCTTGCTCTGCATCTTGGACGCTGATACTTCTTCCCGTTCTGGCGCACAAGCTACCGACTGAAGTGCTTGCGCTAGTGCTGGCGGCAGCACCTTCCCGCGCTTTTCTGCTCGGCGCAGGATGCCCTTGCAGGCTGTGGCGCTCAAAAAGAACCGCTGCGGCAGGTCGCCAGTCTCCAAGGTATCCGACAACGAACACACGCTTGCGTCGCTGTGCCACTCCGAAATATTGAGCGTCAAGCACCCTGTATGCGAACCCATACCCGAGGATTGCCAACCCTCCGAGGAAGGAACCAAAGTCCCGTCCATCAGCGGAGGACAGAACGCCGGGGACGTTCTCCCAGACCAGCCAGTTGGGGCGATATTGTTTAGCAATGGCAAGATAGGTAAGCATGAGGTTGCCACGCGGGTCATCCAATCCTTTTCTGAGTCCTGCGACTGAGAATGATTGGCATGGTGTTCCTCCAACGAAAACATCGACATTTGATTCAAGATTCCACTCCTTAAATTTGGTCATGTCGCCTAGGTTGGGCACGGCTGGGTAATGGTGCTGCAACACCTTGCAAGGGAACGGCTCAATCTCTGAATACGCCACCGATTCCCATCCCAATGGATGCCAGGCGACACTTGCCGCCTCAATCCCACTGCAAACTGATAGAAATTTCATACTTGTACTTTTTTAGAGGAAAAAAAAGCCGGTGGAGATCAACCCACCGGCCACCAGACTACTGGTTAGAAAAACTCGTCATCGTCCATTGCTGGTGCAGGCGCTGGCTTGGCCGCCTTGCGTACTGGCGCGGGTGCTGGCTCCGGCTCAAACTCGTCACCCGCATCCGCGTTCATTCCCGCGGGACGCGCTACCCATGACACCAGCTTGAAGTTCGGCACTCGCGTGTTGCCCTTGCCGACCTTCTCAGGCGTTGAGTTGATGTACTCAATCACGGGCAGCTTTCCTGCATTGTCACCGGCAGCTTTCTCGCACTCGTTGTAAATTTTTTCAAAACCCTTGCAGACTCCATACGAATTCGCCGACCAGTCTACTAAGGACAGTTCTTTTGAGTACAAGGTCACCTGGAAGCCCCTCTTGTAGCCCTCACCAGGTGATTGAGATTTAGCGCCAAGCACTTCATCAGGCTGCCAGTCACGCATTCCTGCTGCAATCATCAGCCAGCCGGTCTGCACCGAGTCTAGGTCCATGACCACTTTTTTGAGTTGAATTTCTTCACCATCGCGGTTTGTCCAAGCGTTAGCTTGGGGTGCAAAGCGGATGTAAGAGTTACCCGATCCATTGTTGTTTGAAAGATTTAGCATTTCAGTTTCCATAGTTACGGGCTTGCGCCCAAAGTTAGATGTCGGAGGATTCCAACATCTTTGCCAGAGTCAGTCCACTTGAGACCTTCTCTGTCAAATCGTCGAGCAGATGCCGGTCATCTTTGCTCAGTAATTTCTCAGCTTGCGCTGGCGTGATCGGCTCGCTCTTGTACAGCTTGGCACTTTCAATCGGCAAGTCGCTGATGTCAACGTCTGCCTTCCACTTGCGGATAGCGCGTTTCGGAACCAGGTTCCAGCCTGGCACTGCCGCGCCATCCTCAAGGCGCTTGGTCGCCACCTTGCGGAGTTCCTCGTAAAACGCTTCCACCAGTTCGCCCTGCTCCAACCAGGTAGCGATCTCACTCTCGGTCAACTCCTTGGTCGGAGCCAAAGGCAACTCGTAAGCCTTCTCCCGCAGGGCTGGGCAGTGTAGCTTGGCAGGGCAATACTTGCAGGCATCGCGTGATGGGGTCGGGTAGGCGTTGCCGTAGCTGATATCTTCAATTGCCTTCATCAGATCCTTGCTGCGCCACTCGTTCAGTTCGGCCAGCGTCATCTGGTGAGTCCGGTTCGCGCCGACCTGGGGCTGGACAATCGTTAGGCGAATGGTCTGAAAGTCGCCTAACTCACGCATCATGGCGAGAGCGTAAATCTTCAACTGCGCAGAGTCTGCGTCAACGTAGTTGCGTCCTGTTTTAAGGTCCACGATCTCGATGATGGAGTCCTTGACGCTGTAACCGACAACGTCGCACGTCCCTGATAGCTGGATCTGCATGGTGTTCAGCACCGTACCGTGTTGCTCCACCAGGACACGGCCTAGCTCAGTCTCCAGGCGCTTGATGGTGTCCAGGTGCAACTGCGCAAACTCGGCGTTCTGCTCAGTAATCACAATGCCCTCGACCATCTTGTTAATGTAGTTCTTCGGGTCATCCTCTGTCTGCCAGCACAACTCGGCCAGCGCGTGGATAGCAGTGCCTATCTGGGCAGCCTCGCCACTCGGAGACTCAGGGATGCCGACTGACAGGTGGACACTGGCAGGGCAGGCCATCCAGCGTGACGCTGCACTCGGCCTTAGTTTGATACGTTCCATTTTTCTCTCTCTCTTTCGTGGTCGTTGCTGATGATTGCGTATGCCTGTTTGCGTACTTCGGCCGTGACCGCGTGCCCCAGGTCATCTGGGTCAAGCAGGCGCTTGAGCAGGACAGTCTTGTCGCGTGATGATTCGCGTTCCTTCTCTAGCTGAGTCCCCAGCCAGATGATGTGCTCGCGCATAGTGCGTAGTTGGTCAAGCATTTTTTGTTATGTACCAGTAAGCAATCAGGGCAGCATCTGCGCGGCCATCGTCCTTTGCACGCTTGAATAGTTCTGCGCGTGTCGGGAACAGTTCCATTGCACGCATACGGCTGGCATCCTTACCCGCTGCGCGGCCTACAGCCTTCGTCCAAGTGGCAGGGGTAACGTAGGTATGTGGCATCCGCAAGGCGGCCACAACGCCTTCTATGATGCCTGCTGACCGGCCAAAGTTAAACATACTGGTAACGCCCTGACCAGGCATAGCGCCAACCTTCTCAATCACAACATGAGAAAACTGATACATATCCAGCTCTAAAATGTTGCGTAAGGTAGCCGCTGAAATGTGCCGTTTGATGGTCTTACCTGATGCAATCTCCACTGTAGGCATATCCACTACACTTTCCAGCTTGCCATCTCTAAACACGCTGATGGCTCCGCTGATGCCTGGATCAATGCCGATAACTATGCTCATGCTTGGCTCTCCTTCTGCAGCTGCGCCAACCTAGCCTCTACTAAGGCATCGCAAGCCGCCTGCAAATTGATAACTGCCGAGTACAGTGGAACGACCTTGCCGGTGGACCAGCGGCTCACCTGGGCCTTGTCAATGCCTGCCGCGTATGCAACATCGCTCAGAGTGAAACCGGACCTCTCCGCTTTCTCGCGGATGGCCCTGATTGCTTGTTGTGTAGTGGATTCCATGATGGTATTGTCAACTCCTAGATGACTGATTCTACATGAAAATGTCTAGGTGTTTTCCCTAATGCATTTCGCAACTGATGTTTGTGATGTAGTAATCAACCAATATATGATGCGCCTGTCATCAACAACCGGAGATAACATGAAACTCACCAACTACCAGCGCAGTCAGCTAAAGGCTGCCGCCTGCTTCGGAGGCAGCCAGATCGACAAGGTCGCCGCTTCCTTGCAGCGCGAGAACCCTGATGCGTTTTGGCGCGAGTCGGAACTGCACCAGCGCAACTTCTACCATGAGCCTATGAGTTACGGGTCACCCGTACCCCACCGGTCTTACGTCCAGCGCCTTGTGGTTCGCCGCCGTGAGCAGGACAATGAGCGCGACCAGGTGATGGCGCAGAACCACTACCTTGAATACACCCACCAACTTGGAGCAGCAGCATGAAAAAACTTATCCTTGACGCAACGCTATCTATTGCGATCCTTTCCGGCCTGGTCTACGTTACTCGCCAATGGTGGTTCGCATGATGAATCCACTACAAGTTGAAATCGCAAAGACCGTATTCGCGCACCTCCCTGCGGTTGGGAATATCGGCCTCATCTCGCGTGAGGAGTTGGCGACCATGCTGCACACTGCTTGCACCGATGCAGCACTCGCAGGCTGGGCGCGTGGCGCTGATTTTGTGCAGCGGCGCCTAGACCAGGAGCTGGAGATCCTGCGCAAGGAGCTGAAAGCCGCTCAGATTGAGCTGGACTATGCCAAGGCTAACTAGTCTGCTCGTTGTGGCGCTCTGCGCCATGCTGTTTTTGTTTGACTCGCAGGAGTACGCATCATGGATACAGACGATGAAATTGAGTCCTGGGCAAGCATTGTCCTGGGCCTGATGGCGACAGTGTTCTTCTTTATCGGCGTAGTGGCCGTCATAGTCTCAGTTTGCATGGCCTTTGGTTACTACACCCACCAACCTATTTGCGGCAGCATCGCCGCGTTGTTCACCCAGGAGTGCAAATTAATATGACCGGATTTAATTCAAAACGTGAAATGACTATAGATAAACAACGCTCATGGACAAAAAAAGATTTAGCACTAGACAGTCTAACCCGTGTTTGTGAGATACAGCAGCGCCTAATCAATCAGTTGATTGCAATGGAGCAGAACTCTTATGCACGCGGGTATGAAGATGGAATGGCGGCGCAGGCCGAGGTGGACATAGCCCTAAACGAAATTGCGTCTGGCGAGTCAAAATGATCTGCCCACAACCGCAGTGCAAAGCATGGACCCGCGTCCTGGAGACGCGGCACAAATACGACAACGAAGTCTACCGCCGATATGAGTGCTCTAACGGCCACCGTTTCTCGACGATGGAGAGGATTAAAGAAAAAAAGGACACTGGCCGCCTTGTGAGCGACCAGTGCCCTGGGTCGGAGAATGAGGTTTAAGCGGCCTCGGCTTCTTCTTCCTCTTCGTCGTCGTACTCTTCCTCGTCGTCGCCCCAATCTGCCTCGTCGTCTTCGACCAGGAGCCACTCGCCGGTCTCTTCGTTCAGCCAGTACCAAGCGTCGTACTCAGCGTCGAACCAGCAGTAGCAATCTGCCTCGTCGTCGTACTCGTACTCTTCGCCATCTTGAAAGCAGTCAACCAATGATTCGTGATCGCTGTCGATTTCCACCTCAGTGGAATTGTTAATGATTACCGTGAATGAAAACATGAAAAAACTCCTTATAGGGTGATGATCTGACCGCGAAACTCTACCTGATCGTCAGCCCATTTATGAACCAACTCAGGCCACAAAATCCTACCACCTTTGAATGTCAGGACTGCAAATCCCGACCGGTGGTTCAGCGGGTTTCCTTCGCCATAATCAAACTGTGGGCCATAGGGTTCGGCAAGCGTTCCAGTATCTACGCCGTACCGATTCCCTGTGTAATCAGCAAAAGGCGTAACTTTTAGGCTATGCAAATGACCAGTAACGATGCTGATTCCAGCATTGACCACGTTGTTATGGGCAGCGTGCACGCCAGATCGATATCGGTGCTTGATGATGCAGTCCGGTGTAGGCCAGACAGACCAAGCAAACTCCCAGGCTGGGAGATGGTCCTGCAGCTTAAACCCATGCACCTCACGGTACTGAGGAGCCTGGGACGCCAGCTTGTTTGCAAAGCGCGTGTCGTGGTTGCCCCATGTAAACAGCAGCTTTACATTGTGCCTAGCTGCCTTGGCCGTCTCCTCGATCTCGCCGAGGTGGGCCTGCACCGCCTTGAGTTCTTCGATTACGGATGGAGTCTTGGACCAGCCCAGCGGGTCGTGCCTGCTGATAGTAGCCCCGTCGAATGCGTCGCCATTGCTGATAACAACGTGCGGTTTCAGTTCCTTGATGGCCCACAACAGTCCTTTGTACGCGGTGGTGTACTCACCAGGCCAAAAGTGAGCGTCACTGAAAACGATTATGGTCTGGTCGAGTATGCCTAAGTCAACCCGATTGAGCGAGGTCTGTATGGGCTGCATATGCGCATACGCCTTGGCTCGTTCACTGGCACTGACAAGGGGCTGGTTTGAATCTTTCTCTATCCTGCGCCTACGGTTATGTACAGAACGCTCAGAAATATCCAGATGCTTTGCCACTTCAGAGGCAGAGCCGCTGCGGTTCCAAACCTTGATAAACTCTTCTCGGGAAACTTTAGGTTGCATGGTGACTCCACAAAGTTGCGTGGAATCTAACACTTATTGATGTAATAGATATGAAGCCCACCCGCCTAGTGCAGATTGAGCAGGCGCTCAGAAAGCGCCCTATGACTTGCAAGGAGTTGGCCGTTGCCGTGTTCCTGTCCGAGCGTGCGGTGATGTACAACGTGAAGAGGATGCATGAGCGCGGCCAGGTCTACGTCGCAGGCTGGTCCCGCACCAAGGGGACGATTGCCCGTGTCTACGCCTGGGGGATAGGTGTTGACGCTCCCAAGCCACCGGCTTACTCAGGGTATGAGCGCGTGCAGAGAGTGCGTGAACGTGAGTCCCAGGAGGATAAGGACTTTAGATTAGCGCGTGAGCGCGCCGCCAGGCGAAAGATCAAGGTGCATCCGCTGATGGCGGCGTTTTATGGAGTGAAGTGATGACGTTCTTGGCCTGCGCATTCGATGAGTAATTTTTTAATAACAGCGCTCCAGCTAAACTGAGGTAGGTCTGAGAGAACATTTTTTGTATCCAAAGCTAACTTGCAAGCGTCTCTAATTGATTGGCGATCAAGAACGTATGGATAGTGACCATGTATATCTTTAATCATTTCATTCTTGTTTGAAGCAACATTTACACCTAAAGCAAGTGCGGTAATTGCTCTTTCATTTGTGCCATTGCCCCAGTTAGGATCAATGTTAACTACGCCTGCATACTCTTGGCAGGCATAAGAAAACACCGAGTTATCATCTGGAGTAAATTTCATTATTCTTATGTCGGATTTTTTTGGAAGATATTGCTCCCAATTTTTCCCGTATATATCGAGTGGGAAATCGAGTATGGACTCAATTAAAAATAACCTTCTATATCGTTTTAATGCTGAGTCTATAGCACATAGTGCTTGGATCCATTCTGGTCGTAATAGATCCTGAGGGCTAATATCTAGTGCGTTAGAAAGTTCGCTGTACCCGTAAAAATTATCAGAAGCCTTCATCGCATCAGACGTATAAGATAACCGTTCTTTATTCAACCCCCAAACATTGAATTGAGTCAAAGTTGATAACAGGTCATTAGTGGCATCATTTCTTCCTAGTTCAGCCCCAATTGACCCCCAAAACATCAATCTGTCTGGATGTTTTTTTGGGGATGTTTTCTGGGTTATTGTGTATGCACCATGATGTAAATGAAATACATTCTTGCCGGTGAATTCTGTCAAGGTTTTTGCAATGTTACCCTCGAAAGAGGCAAGATGATAATTGGGGCTAGTCGTAAAATCATTAAGGTAGTTGATAAATCCAGGAATTCTGAAGTCATATGGTAACGAATCTAAGATAATTTCTATGCACTTTACATTTTTAGGAATAAATCTCCATATGTGCATCTTATTGACTTGCAGATTAAGTGGGATTGAACCTAAAAATATTATCAGTTCCAATGACGGGTCATTTATTGCAGAAAGCTGATTTGGTAAATTTTCACCCCCAATCATTGCGGTTGCTGGTTCGTATCCCTGCTCTACTAAGGCGGCAGCTATTCTATCTGCCATCATTTGAATTGCGTTATAAGGATGCTCAAACCCAATGATTAATGCCTTTGGACTAATGATAAATTCAATTTTATTCATGACTTATTTTGCAGACCGCCTGGGTATGCTGTTGCCATCGTCTAGTCCTTATCTGTAAAGCAAACCGCGAGGTCTGCTGTAGCGTCGCATATCTTCAGTTTGAATTGGTACATCAAACTTGTCAGACACTGGCGTGTACGGCGGTATGTCACGCGGGTCCAGCCTGGTCTGACGCAACCCCGTCATGGCGTTGTACGCCGCACGATCCTGCGGCGTAGTCAGGATGTTCTCGCGCACATAAGGGTCATCTGTCAGGCGCTTATTCTTTAGCTGCTCCAGCGCCGACAACGTAGCGAACTGCTCGTCTATCATGGTCTGGTAGTTTGGGTCATCCATAAACTCACGGTCAAAATAAAACTCGTTAGTCGGAAGACCAAAATTTTCTTGCAGATACGGCGCACCAGCAATCATCCTTTGCATTACTTGCGCTGAACTGGTAGGCGCTATCTCGTTCCACTTCTTGCTCATGGAGCCAGGTCCACCTAAGTTCTGCTGAGACAAAATATGCTCCATCTCATGCGCCCTGGTGATGTCGGGGTCAGTGGCAATCGGGCTATATCGGATCAACTTTGGAGCAACAGAACCACGCAGCCCAGAAGTGACAGCGGCATTGCCTGGGCTGGTGATAGGCATACCCTCGTCAACTGCCTCCAGCAGCGAGTACGTCCCTGCCATTGTGTACGGTTTCGCACCAGGTATATCTTTTAGAGATATCCTATTCATGAATGACTTGTAAGGCTTCTGCTCTCTGTACTTACCGGTGTAATCAGCAGGCAGTTTGTTTTGGTCTGTTGCTCTCCAAATGTTACCCTGCTGCTCATCCTCCAACTTGAGGAAATCCTCAAAACTTAGGTAGTCGAGTAAGCCAGCCATCGTCTAGTCTCCGAGTAGTCCAGGCATCTGCTGCTGTTGGTATGGTTGCGCTGCTCTGCCAGCAAGCAACGCCGCGATCCTCAATTGTTCTGGCGTCAGAGGAATGTTTCCAAGCATTAGCTTCGCTCTTGCTGCTGCTGGTGTCATAGCTTGAACTGGCCTTGATTGAGCCACCATACGCTGTGCTGCACCTAAGCCATAACCAGCCTCTCCAATAAGTCGAGGGCTAAACAGAGGTGCAGCAGCAAGTGTCAATGGAGTTGTTCCCTGCATAAAACTTTCAACAACACCTGGCACTGCGGAAACACCAGCAATCTGCGGTGCTAATCCTCTTGGCAGGGTAGATGACATTGCTTGTCCAGCAATTGCTGGCAGCAGTTGATTGCCGCCCTGTTGCTCCATCTGACGAACCATGTCAAGACGCAGACCAAAGTTTGTGTTTACGTTGTTGCGCATCACCGATGTCAGCTTACGCATGGCAGTGTCAGCAGCAGACTTTTGACCCAGGCTTAAAGCGCGCTCCATCTCTCGGACAAGTTCTGATGCCTCCGTATACTCTTTCATCACCCTTGCGTACTCTGGAGCCTGCCTAGAAATCTCATCCTTAATTGAGTTGTAGATTCCTCCAGAAACTGTACGTGCAGTTTTTTGCTCAAATGGGATGTCCTCTTGAATTTGTCCAATTTTTTGCTTTAACTTGTCTAGTCCTTCTGGCGTGTGATATTCCACAGGGTCTAATTTTTTCCACGCATCAACTTCAGCACGAATTTTTTGAAGTGCAGCATTTGCACTTTCCTTTATGACTTGACCCTTAAATGTTGTAATTTGATTTGCTTTGTTTATCGCGTCATCAATATTTTTGAAGTCAAGTACGGTCTTATCTTTCGCTATAGCTTTCATATCAGCACGATAAGCAGCTTGCTTCACTAACTCCATATTTTGCAAATTTGTCTTAGCAAGTTCCAAGACATCAGTCATTGGGACAGTACCGCGAATGTTTGCAAGGAATGCTCTTGAACCTTCAAGGCCAGACTGGTATGCAGTTCTCACTGCCTCCGGCCCGACACCAGTAGTCAGCCCAAGTACGTTTGAGGTTGCAGAGCCAATGACTTTAGGGATTGCCGCCGTTGCTTGAATTGCAGTCGTAACTGGATTTGTTACGTCCGAAACCCTAGCCAATGTCCTAGAAATTTGTGGCAATCTTGCGGTAGCAGTAGCACCACCACTGGCAAGCATAGAAACGTCACCAAGAACCCTAAATGGGTCTTGCTGCATTGTTTGCTTGAATCCTTCTGGCGTTGTGTAGGTCTGCTTAAATTCCCGTCCTACTGCTGATGCCAGCTTAGATGCGCGTTGTTGCGCTTCTGGGTTAAATTCAATTGCATTTAATCCGCGTTGGAGAGTCTCGGGTAGGACGTTGTACACGCCACCAGCAACAACATCAGCAAGGTTTTGTACTGTCTGTACAGGGCTTTGTACCGCCTCAAGCAAACCGCCTATCGTGTTTCGATACAGGCTGCCTGGTGCATTTATAGCCATCTGCGTAACGTCAAATCTAGCCGGTGCTGGTGCGGCTGCCGGTGTAGCCAGAGCAGTTCGCAGAGTCATGAGTTGATCTGTCGTGAAACCGGAGAAGTCACCGGCCTGCGCCTTGCGTAACTGCTCGTCAGTGAATTGGCCTAGTCCATCGCTCATTGCCGTCCTCCTCCACTTTGTTGCTGTTTGCGTTTTGCTATCTCAGCCTCAAGAGCATTCTGAAGTGTGCTTGCACTACCAGCTTGCACCTTAAATGACTCAGGCAAATTTACAACTGGCTTAGGAAATTGGCTGTTAATTAAGTTTGACTCTCGAACAGCTTTTTCTTTCAATGTTGAAATTTTTGACTTAACGTATTTTGGACCACCTTTAAGCAAGGACATAAAACTTGTAGGGTCTGCAAGTTCTTGCAATAGCAATAACTCATCTCGACCTTGCAGAACTCCAAGGTTTTGCAATTCTTTAAGTTGCATCATGGTGTCTATAAATAGAGCAGACTGCCTACCCCCTAATTCACCCAACCCGAATGTTTGCAGTCCATTCTTGTCGATGTCTTTTTCAAGTTCATCAACTGCTGAATACAGCTTCACAGCAGTGGCAATTTGCGCTTTTGCTTTTCCAATTTGATCTGGGGTTGGGGCATAAGGCGTAGATTTAGTGCCAGATGGGATTGTTGCTTCTGATGGCGCTGCTGAGACAGTGGTAGGAGCAGCAGGAACAACAGCCGCAGGAGCAGATACGACAGCACTAGGCTGTGCCGCTTGTGGTGCTACTGCTGCTGCCGCAACTCTGCCTTTAAATGTTGGCTGTGGGAATGAAGATGGTAGTGGAGCAGGGTTGACATAAACCTGTTTCACAGAACCATCTGGCTGCACTACGTCTTGCAAAATTGGCTTGTTAGCTTCACGATATGCCAATGCATATTCTGGGCTGTCTACCCTTGCATTCAACAATATGTCGTATGCGCCACCAGTAACACCACCTCCAAAAGGACCCTCTGGATTTGAGACCAATGTTGCCTGGTTGGTTTTTTTGTTTATTTGCCACCGTCCTCTTTCCGGTAATCCAAGTGCTTTAGCAGTTTCACCAGTAACAACCGCGAATTCTTCACCTGGCGCTGATATTGTTGAGACCTGATTTGTTTTTAAGTTAATGGAATAGGTCCCGTTTGGATCAAGACCCCATGCTTTGGCAGCAGCACCAGTGATGTTTGTGAACTTATCGCTAGGAGCCTCCAAGGTGGTGATCTGTCCCGTTCTGTTGTTAACCTGGTATTTTCCTTTTGGATCAAGCCCAAGATTAGCAGCGGCTGTTCCAGTTACGGTCTCATAACTTTCCTGCTTCAAACTTTCCTCAAACAATTTGGGGATGGCTTTATCTGGGTCCATTGCAGCAAGCAATCTCTGCTCTTGAGATAGATTCGCAAAGATACCTGGTCGCTCTCTCCTTTGAGCGCCAACACTTGCCGTAGGCACTGCCGCTTGCCCTCCAGCCATTGGAACGCCAGTCGGTGCAACTCCTAAATCTACAGCGGCAACTTGTCCAGCCGGTGCAGCGATAGCTGGAGCACCAGTCTGCCCCATTCCCTTCATAAAGAAATCTGCTAACCCTCTTTTACGCTTGTACTCTTCCATCTGCTGTCTTGCAGTCATGCTTGTGAGCAGATTCTGCTGCGCTGCCGTGTAGCCCTGCTGACCAGCACCATAAGCCTGCCCAAGCGCTTGGCCGAGTCCCACAGGTGTCCGGCTCGGTCCTGATGCCGCAAGCAGTTGCATGGCCGCTGCCATGACGCCCTGGTTCTGTAGCTGCGCTCTCTGCTGCGGCGTCAGGTACTCGTCAAGCGCGGATGCACCGCCAAACATATCACCCAGCAGGCCGAGACTGCGCTGTGGTGCAGCTTGCTGCTGGAACAGGTCAGGGTAGGTCTGCTCAAATGAATCATACGGGTATGCCATTCTGTTCCCCTTATCCGAAGTATCCAAGCAGACCGCCGAGTGCAGCGCCGTAAGGATTGCCACCACTAAACTGGAACCCGGCAGCAGCACCGCCAAGTCCTCCAGCAGTACGGTTCTGGTAGTACGGTTGAGTTGTTGTCCCACCCAGGTTTGGTAGCTGACCGCTTAGTGCGCCGGAGGCAACGCCAAACTTCTCCAGGCCGATGTTGCGTAGGGCGTCCAACTGAGCCTGCTCCAACTGCTGACGCGCACCGCCCAGGCCCATCACCGCCTGGCCGCCTGAGATGTTCGCGCCCTTGGCGTACTGCGCCAACTGAGCCGCCTGGCCGTAACCGCCGTAGCGCAACTGCGCAGCGGTGTCAGCAGCCTGCTTCAGTGCAGCAGCGTTTGTGAGTGACTCCTGCACGCCCTGGCGAGATCCACCGAATGCCCTGGCATTAGTTGCTGCCTGCCGGTCCTTGAGTCGCTGGATGTCCAGTGCACCACCAATGTCAGCCAGTGAACGCTGAACCACCTCGTTCTCGTAGGGGTTCATAAACTGCTGGATGGACGCGCCAGTGAACGGGTTCAGAGCCTCGTTTGTGACTTGCTGCTCACCCGCCGTATATAGCGGATTGAACCCTGCAAATTGCCGTACCGGTAATGCACCGGCAACGCTCTGAGCCTGGTTGATGTTGCTTAGATAAGCAGCCTTCAGATCAGGGTCAATTGCTGTGGTGCTAGTTGTGCTGCCAGATGCGCCGCCTTTAGACATATCGTTTCTCCTTACATTTCGAGCAAGCCAAGCAGCTTGCCCTTCTTAATCTTGCCCGAGTTAATGGCATTCATCAACTCGATACCGTACTTCTTGACTGCCTTGTCGTTGATGACAAACTCGCCATCCTTGAGCGCAGCGTAACCGTCATCTGGACCCATTGGGTCTGGGCCATTCAAGTGCTGCATGGAGACGTAGCCGCCTTTGGCAAAGCCTGCATTGAATCCTGGCGTACCTGGCCCCATTGCAAACTGACCAGATGCAGCCGCAGCAGCAGCTTGTGATCTAGGTGCGTAGCCGCCTACCGTGTAGCCGCCACCAGAACTACCCTGTCCACCACCAATGCCAGCCATAGAAGCAGGAACGCTCACTGTACGGGTAAATCTAACATCACCTCTTCCTAGATTTTGTCGTGTCCAACCTGGTCCTGGGTCGCCCATATCACCGTTATAGGTTTCTGTGACATTTACCATTTCCTCAGTCTGCGTTGCTGGTGCTGGGTAACGGTTTAACAGATTTTGCGTTTCAAGGTCTGATTCTGTTTGCGCTTTTTGCGAGGCTACTGCCGATTCATAATTTGCTCTGTCTTGCTCTCTTTGCCAGGCCGCTGCCGATTCAGCGTTAGCTCGTGCTATTGCTTCTCCCTCTTCTCGCGTTGGCGCTAACGTCAACAAATATGCGTCACGCTCCCTCTGCCAAGCTTGTGCAGATTCAAAGTTTTCTCTGTCTTGTTTCTGCTGCGCAGTTTCGGCTGCTAGTGCAGGGGCAGCAATAGGCGCAGTTTCAGTTGGAGCCGGTGGTGCAACTGGAGCCGGATAGCGACTTAGCAAACTTTGAATTTCAGCTTCATTTGCTGCTACTTCTTGAGGTGTACTCAATAAGCCTTCAGTGATAGCTGGAACTTCAACGATTGGCGCAGTAACAACTGGAGCTGGAACCTCAACGATTGGCGCAGTGACAACTGGAGCCGGATAGCGACTTAGCAAACTTTGAATTTCAGCTTCATTTGCTGCTACTTCTTGAGGTGTACTCAATAAGCCTTCAGTGATAGCTGGAACTTCAACGGGTGGCGCAGTGACAACTGGCACTGGAGCCTCAACGATTGGCGTACTCAATAAACCTTCAGTGATAGCTGGAGCAGCAGCTTCAACTGGAGTCTCAACGGTTGGAACAGTGACAACCTGAGATTTAGTCTGCGAGTCCAATGCCCTTTGCATTGCCTCACCAGCAAGCAAATTCTGAGTGTCAAGGCTTATGACTGGGTTGATTCCCATCTTTTCTAGCCTGCTGTCGTAAAAGGCATCTGGGTTGGCATTTTTTGAAATCAGACCCGAAAGTGACACGTTACCAAGTAAATCCTGCGCACCCAACGCAATACTTCCCTCAGTCGGGTTTGCAGCGTAGTAGGCAACACGCTCCGCTGGCGTTAGTTGAGAAAATGCGCTTGGGCCTTCTCTCTCAGCGCCACCCATTGATCCACCAGCACCAGTGATTGGGACAGGCGCACTTACTGTACGGGTCCACTCAAATTGACCTTGACCAAGATTTGTTCTTTGCCAACCCTGGCCCTCTGGAGGATTACCCTCACCATTCCATCTTTGCGTAGTGTTCTGCATAGCAACCGGATTGTTTTGTGCTGCTGCCAAAGCCGCCGCAGTAGCTGCCGCTTTTGGGTCGAATATGCGCTGGTACGGAGTAAATCCTCCGGTGTAGCCTTCTGGGTAACCAAAAAACGAAAACGGCTGCGCCTGCCTGTACTGGGACATGATTTCAGCGTAACGATTACGCGCACCAGATGCTGGCGTAGGTGTCCTGTACGCACTTACTGCGGGATAGATATCATCTCTACCGCCTAGGCTCATATCAACTCCTTAGACAGAATATGCCACTTCGGGGCGTATCCCTCATCTTGCAAAAATGTCCTTGCCCAACCCTTACGGCCAGCCAAGGTAACTCGCGTGCAACCATTCCCTTTTCCCCAAGACTCGATGTGTGGTCGCATCAGCTTGAGTTCATCGAGGTCGCCGCCAGCAAGAAAATAGTGCAGATTCTTGAGTCGCGGATAGACAATGATCTCAGTGATGACTGCGCTTTTTGTCCCAGCCCATAGCTGGAACCGTCCTACCTCCACACCCTGCGCAACATCTTCAAGAGTGTGAGTGCCTTCCGAGTATTCTAAAGCCGCTTGGACGTGTTGTGCCAACCGCCAGAAATCCTCCATTACCGTTTCCCTGCCGACGTAGCCTCCAGCCGCATCACGCCGACCCGCCAATCTTCTAGGACATTGCCGGTCACCTTCATCTTGACTGACCGGCCTGAGAACCTGGCGTCTGTAGGCGCCTTGGCGCTGAACGGGCCGTAGCTTGTCTCTGCCGATGTCGGATAGAGCCTGGCCGTGAAAGAGATGGCGACCTCTCCCAGCGTCTGCTCGTCAGGGATTACAGACCTGACGGCCATCACGTTGTCGCCGTTACCGAGTTCAATCGGGCCTGACTGCGCGTAGGGGGAGACTGAGTCGTAGGTGAACCCAACCTCGTGGTCGTAGACGTACCCGTCAGTGCCGACAAACATAGGATTGAAAAACACTCCTCTATCTGTTCCAGCGGTGCGAGCCAGCAGACCCAGCGCCCAATGCCCCTCACGGTAGTTGTAGGTTACATAAGAATCATTCTCATTTGATGACAACGACGGGTAGAACCAGGTCACCTCACCGAATGCTGAATTGTGGATGGCGTACACCTTGGACGCCTGGTTCAGATTCATGTTGTTGAAGACGTAGTCTCCGACATCGCACTGCATGGGCTTAACGTAACCATCGTAGGACCAGAAGCCAGATTGACTCATCCAGAGACAGGAGGTGTCGATGGCGGCAACCGCCTGCGCTGAGATGACGCCGCACCCGCTGCCCACCTTCTCAAATGAGTAGACAAATGGCAGTCCGATGTAGCTGGCGACGTGCGCGTCGGTATCAGTAAACAGGATGTTGACGCCTCGCACGCGCTTGCCGCACTTCAGCGATCCTGGCGTTGTCAGTTCAAAGTCGCCGGCCTGGTTGGTGGATGCCGCCGTCCAGACCGTGTTGTCCTCCTGATCGCACCACTTCACTAGGCGCGGATTGCCCGACGCACCCAGGGCAAACATGATGCGCTCACTAGTCACCATAATGGCAGAGCAGCCTGTCGGTGCGTTGGTAATGACGGCTGCAAGGGTAGGGGTAGTGAAACCTAACTGCCACTCGTAAATCTTGCCGTCTTTATTGCTGCACGCGATCAGGTACTCGCCCCAGGTGTCCAGGCTCCAGGTGGTGGCCGGTATTGACCCCTCATCTGGTCGCGCAGTGCCATAGGACAAAGTGCCGTATGTGTAGAAGCCATATCCAGTTGTAGCGGTAGCGTTAGCAGTGCCAGCAGTGAATCCTGTTGGTGTGATGTCCTTCAATACCCCGCCAACATCCATCGCGTACAGCTTGGACTGAGTACCGGCAGCCGCAAAACGTGCCGCGCTGTTATCTCGCCAAGTGATAAACCCTCGGCATATTCCCGTCATGGCAGACGTGGATTTTCTCCTCCAACCACCGATGGGTCGCAGGGTATTCTCAAACCATCGCACTAGGTTGGAGTCGTACCAGCGGCCAATTGCCTGGTACTCAGTGCCGTTGCGGTAAACGCCTGGGGGAATCTTTAAGGGGATGAGTGCCATGATTACACCGATAGGTTGGAGACAAACGACAGTGTAACGATGGCAGACGGTACTGCTGGCCTGGTCGGACTGGCGCTGGCAGCAAAGTGTTCGATGCTGACTCCTACATCTGATACCCGATACACGATTTCAACATAGTCATTGGCCGCCAAACTGACAAAGAAGTTCAACGTACCAATTATGTGAGATGGGTCGCCTGATGACTTTCTTGGGCCGAGTCCAAACCTACTGTTTGAATTGTCAATGTTTGTGCCGTTCTTGCGAAACCACAAATCTACGTCTTGCGTGTCATTTGTGGTGTTCTTGAACTGAATAGAAAACTGTACGTTGTAGATGCCAGCCTGCGATACGTTCAGCCTGGAGGAGTTTGAGAGCGTGACGCCGTTATTGAAGTCGGTCGTGTTAAACGTGACGGCGTAGGCGGTGGTAGTGTTAGCCGCCACCTGGTCTGTGGAGTCCTGGAACGCGCCATATGGGGCGTTGAGGTACTTACCACCTCGCGGTCCGAATAACGCGCCTAAAGCGCTTGTGATGCGGGTGGCGTAGATGCCGATGTTGCTGATTGTCTGACTGAAGAACAGGCGGTCATATGTATCACCAGGACTGCCGAGATTCGGCTGCGCTGGCGTTCTGATCTGGCCTGTGTAGTCGGTCATACGTTTCGTTCAAAGTGTGGGCAGTCCACCAAACTCTTGAAGTTACCGCCCCACCGATTCTTGGGGTACAGGCTTTCCCAGTAGGCGCCAATCGGAGCCAGGATAGCCTTATCCCAGATGATTTTGCCATCACGAAAAAAGTTCAAGTCCATCGCGCACCGCTTCAGGTGAATGGAGTTCATGGTTTTAGACCGGCCTGTCCTCACGTAAATGGCTTGCTGTTCTGGAGTACGGGCAAGCTCCCCGCCGGTAACCACAAAACCTTGCTGCGTGGCGTAGCCAATCAAGTTGCACATGTCTAGTAGGAACGCTGCTTGTTCAGTTACTAAGCTCATTTTGCGCTCCTCATTTCTATAATCTTCTCAGCCGTCCTGCCAGCAAAATATGCGCCCATCACTAGCTGTCCCCAACCAGCAAGCAAATTAACGTACCCCTCGTTAGCGTTGTACCCAAAAGCCGACATGGTTGTAAAAATAAAATAGGCCAACAAAATAGCCAAAAGGCATATAGGCCGGATGTTCTTTGAAAGCCAAGAGTCAGAAGACATGTCTGCCTGCCAACGGTCTGTGATGTTGTCGGCATCGGCTTGTGCGGCCTTGGCAAGCAGTTCCAACTCAGCCATCTCCAGTTTGGCCTTCTCGATGCCAAGTTCAATCAGGCGTTCTTCATGCTCATACTGAAGCTGCCGCAGCTTGGCAACGTCTTCGGGGGTGGGGTTGTCGGGTATCTTGATTCCCAGCGTGTTCTCGACTACCTCCTTGCCCTTGGCCTGGATAGCGGAAGAAAGCAACCCTAGGCCGTTTTCCGCAAGCGTACCCAACAATGCGCCAAGAATTGGAATCATCAAAAACCCCTATTTGTGATAACGTGAAATGCGACACTCACCAACGGAACAACGATAGCAGATGCACCAAAAATCCAGAGTGTATTCATGATAATCGCAATCTTCACTTCTTTGTCCTTCTGCTTACGTTTGTCCTCTTCCTGCTCTAAGAAATCCCGTTCTTTCTTTAACCTAGTGCGCTCTGCCATCATCTCTTCCCACACTGGCGCATTGCCACTATAGAAAAGAATGTCCTTCAACTCTTTCTCATGCTCTCGCAGCGCCTTAGATGCCAGCGCAATCTGGAGAGCCTGAGAACTTATCTGTGCATCTGTCTTTCCTATGCTTGCAATCCTGGCTTTGCTGCTTGCTAGGTGAACTGTATCCGCTGCTTGATAAAAACCGCTGAATTCTTTGTAGAGGCCGTGGATATCTTTACCAAGAGCAATGGCTTTTTTATGCCAGCGACAGCAGCTTGTGCCATAGCGAATGCGGTGAACGGGTCCATTACTTCACGTTCACGACTACCCAGCGGCAGATGCGTCCGTCTTTGTCGGTGAATTCGTTTGCACCCATCTTCTTGTCCTCTTCTCGTTTAGGAATACGACAAACCAAAACCGTTTTTGTCTCAGTGTTCGGCCAGGGGTTTTCCGCTGAGACGGTCTGGTCAATCACTTATCGGCTTTCAAATCCAGTCGATCAAACAAGCGCTCTAGGGTTGCGTCGATCTTGTCAAACCGGTTTTCAATGTCTGTCTTGCTGACGTAGTTCTTTGGCAAGTCAATCTCAATGGCCTTAATGTCTGCCTTCAACGCCTTGACGGAGTCCCATATCTCTTTGCACCACCAGCCAACGGCGACCAGGATCGCGCCTCCGATGAAGTTGATCATTGGCTGGAATTCCATTTACGCGCTCCAGGGCAGTGCTTGTGATGTCGGAGAAA